AGTATTGGTACTCCCTGTTGTGTTGGAATATAAGGCGTTTAAACCAAAAGCGTTATTCTCAGCACCCGTAGTATTCGAGTACAACGCTTGATAACCAGAAGCAGTATTGCTCGCGCCTGTGGTGTTTTGTTGGAGTGCGCTATTACCTAATGCTACGTTGCTAGAGCCTGTGTCATTGTACCTTAGCGCATTACACCCATAAGCTACATTCACATTACCCGTAGTATTAGTATTTAATGCTCTCTCGCCTGATGCAGTATTACTATAACCAGTAGTATTAGAATACAAAGCTTGATAACCAGAAGCAGTGTTGTTTGCACCTGTGGTGTTAGCTTCTAAAGCACTCTTACCCATCGCTGAGTTATAGCTAGCAGTAGTGTTATTGTGGAGCGCACCCTGACCCATCGCTGAGTTATAAGCACCTGTGGTGTTGTAGTAGAGCGCGCCCTGACCCATCGCTGAGTTACGGTGACCTGTGGTGTTAAGTCTTAGAACACTCGAACCAACTGCTGTGCTGTAAAAACCTGTGCTATTAGTAGCTAAAGAATCACTACCTATTGCTGTGTTTGAATAGCCTGTAGTGTTACTAACTAATGCTTCAATTCCTACCCCTGTATTATCATAGCCTGTAGTGTTACCCCATAAAGCCTCCCGTCCAATGGCTACATTGCTGTGACCTGTAGTATTGGCATACAAAGCCTGATAACCAGAGGCAGTATTGTTTGCGCCTGTGGTGTTGTTAGCTAAAGAGTAACTACCAAAAGCGGAGTTATAACTTGCTGTGGTATTATCCTCAAGAGCGTAAGTACCAAAAGCCGCGTTCTGAGTACCCGAGACATTTTGATATAAAGCACCATATCCAAAGGCGTGATTGTACGAACCAGTAGTGTTGAATAGTAATGTTGTATAACCTACACCAGTATTGCCTGTACCTGTGGTAATCCTTGTGCCAGCAGAGTCACCCAACCCCACATTGTAATCACCCGTAGTAATCGAATCTACAGCACCAGAACCTAATCCGATGTTGCTTGTTGCTGTGGTTGTAATCTGTAAGCCACCAACGGTATTAGTACCAAGAGTGATATTACCTGTCATCGTGCCACCAGCTTTTGGAAGTGCCGCTCCTGCTGTGGTGGTTGTAGAAGTTAAGACCGCATCCCTTGTCGCTATATCTACACCGTCAAAGGTGCTATTGGTTGTAATAGCCCCCGTCATCGCTCCACCAGATTTATTAAGCTTGGTGTCTATCTGCGTTTGGATAGCTGAGGTAACGCCGTCGACATAATTAAGCTCGGTGTGTGTCGCAGTCACTGCTCCAGTCAAGTTAGGAAATGTGCTGGTGAGTGTTAGTTTAATCCCACGAAGATGATCGTCACCCTCTGACTTCGGATCGCTCGATGTTGGGTTCGCTGTGTTGAGACTATTTATATAGCCGAATGATTCTAATGCCATTTCAGTCTCCTAGCTGATTGATACGGTCAGAGTGATTTGCAGCGTGTCACCTGAGATGACATTACGCACGGTAGCAAAGTCGGCTATACCAAACAGTGTGCCTGTCGTACCCGATGTCGCACTTGCCAAAAACACCCCGGCAACCGTTGCCGTTGCGTTCAGAGCATAGTCGACGCTGCTTGAATTCGTCATAGATCCGCTGCTTGCTGCACCCTCCGTCCACTCTTTTCGCGTACCAGAGTAGCCGGTTGATTCGGCCCAGCTTGCGTGAGAGGCTAACGTGTCCGCAACCACCGCAGTTCCCGCCGCCTTCAACCCGATGTACCAGGTGGTCACGGCGGTCCCAGCGTGAAACTCAGTGTTGAGCAGATGGTTCTTACCCTCTGTAGTCACTAAATTCGGCTGCTCTTCTATCCATTTAACTTCACCATCAGCGCCGCGACAGATCACCTTGTATAGGTTGTTAAATCCAAACTCTTCAATCAATTTCATTTCATTTTCCTTCTAAGGTTTTGTGTCGTCGGACTTTTCTGTCCAAGTGGTTGAGCTGTCAGACTTATCCGTCCATGTCGTCGAACTGGCGCTAGTATCTGTCCATGATGTCGTTGAGTCGGCCTCTCGTTCCCAAAATAACCGGACACTTAATGGCAGCGTTACTTCGTACTCGACCGCTGCCGTCACGCTGTATATGCCGTTAGCAACTGGAGTCATATCCGCCTCACCCGCTAGCGTTGCCTCGCCAATAGCCACCATCACCGATGATCCGGTCACCGCTGGTGTCGCTGTGATACTTGTCGCTTCCAGCATGGTGTGGGCTGAACTGGCAGCGACCGCTGGGGTCGCACTGATCGATGCCCCAGTGGGCATAACGTGGTTAGCGCCACCGGTGAAAGTTGTAACTGTTGAGACGGTCACCGCGCCCACTAGCCGATGTACCGCAGAAGTTGCAATTGATGATGCTACCGACAGCACATTGTAGTCCCAAACTGTAGTGTCAGAGGCCCATGTGCCTGAGTCAGAGGCCCAGTCGGTATCTTGAAATCCGACGATAGGCGCGGTGTTCCAGTTGGTCTGGTCACTGCCCCAAGAGTTGCCGTCGATTGCCCAAGCTGTCATCAGAAAGTCCTGTGTCTCGCTTTCAAGGTTGAGCCACCGTACAGCGCTTTCTCGCTGTCCGTCTCAAGTTCACTGACAACCATGTCATGAGCCTGGAGCCAGAGCGATGTTTCTGCGGTGTCTTTCAAATAGGGCGCTGCTTGGAGCAGAGCGCCGTAAAGATAAGAATCTGGAGCCTTGGTCAAGAGCCAGTTAGTGTCAGCATCCGCACTGAGCGCCGTCAGCTCTTTATGGTATGTCATCTCTATTTCATAGGCAGCATCGGGTGATGGAAACACCTCAATGTTGTCGCCCATAATGGAATAGTAGACCGGTTCCCGCGCGGTATTTCCGAGTGCGCGTTCTTGGTCCATCTGTTCTGGACTGAGATATTCCAACGACTTCGGCGTGGATACATTCAGTTGAATGTTCCGCATCGATAGGAAGTTAGCGGGCAGCCTTGTGAACTGCGTCGTTACGCTGGCCGTAGAGCGCTGTATCATTTCACGCACTCTTAACCGTCTGTTCAACTTCGCATGAGCGAGGTCGATAAAGGTTGGAATCACTGAAGTCAGGTCGTCACGATTGAGCCAATCTGCGACGGCTGTTTTCAGTTCTCCATAATTAGTTATTGCCATTAGACTCTACCTGGTCGGGTTCTAAAATAGCGGTTATCGGGATCGTTCAACCAAGCCTTCATCTTCTTCTGGTCGTTTAGAATCCCTTTCTTCTTCAAGTCGAAATAGACGTTCATTGGGATACTTGCGACTTTCGCCATGTCGCCGTATCTCGCCCGTTCATCCGTGGCATTAAACTGTGCCTTGTTCGCCTCGATAATATCTGTGACATCTGATGATGTCGTAATAATTGACTGATCACTCGACGCGTCATAATCGTGATACGTTTTAGTGCCGGTCGTCTTATTTTCACTTAATAGTCGTTTTGCCATAATTGAAATGGGGTGGGGTTGCCCCCACCTCACTCATCTCCTAGTTTACGAAGTTGATAGATCAGCGATCAAACCAAGTCCTTTCTCTTGGTCAACTTTTAATCCAACTTCACAAAGAACCATGCGTTTTTCTGCATCACCGGTCTTCGCCAATTTCACCTGTTTCATTGGACGTAACGTCGCAACGGCACAAAGATCTGGATCAAGTACAAAAGCGTCCCTGGCACGCTGGAAGCGATTTGGGACAATAGTGAGACTTCCAAAGTCAGATAAATAAATATCAGCCGCCCCTATAATGACCCCTGGTTTGACAGAATCAATATTGAAGCGTTGTTCCGCTATTCCTGCGAATCCTGAGATAACGGTTTTAACGTGTGGCCCAACCATGACCATCTTAGGTTTGCCGCCTTCATTCCACATAGACTGAACAACTGTTTTTAACATCGCCTCAGTCATGGCGCGTTGCGTACCGTCGGTACGAGCAGCAGTTGCAGACGCAGCATTGGCACCCGAAGTACCTTTGCTTACGTTGGTCGCAAGCCAAGAAGGTAGACCTCTTGTTTTCCGAGCCGCAGTCGTGGAGCCAGCCACTTGCCCTTGGTTGCTCAGTAGGTTGAATTCGACATCTCTCTTGAGCTCACTTCCAACTTTTGCGAGTTGGTACGCGATTTCAGATTTTCGCCCGGACGAGTTGATGACTTCTAAATTGTCGGCGAGGACGAAATCTTTACGCATAATTTGCGTATAGTTGCCTAAGCGAACAGAAGGTGTCACCGCCGAGAATGTTGAAATATCGTCACCATCGAGCTGGGCATTTGCAGCCGCCGCCGAAAGTTGGTCCGTCTGAAATTCAAAGTAAGTATTACTTACACTTTCAGAGCGGATGTTACTTTGAAACGGAGTGTCCTCCGGTGAGATGTTCTTTATTACATTTGCTAATTCTTCACGGATACCGATACTGCTGTATCTCGTGTAAGTGTTTGCTACGATAGCCATTGTTAAATTCCTTTAGTCTAGGTCTAAGTTCATTAGGAGATCTGCCGCGTCGCGGTAGCTCCCGGTCTGTTGTAATTTACCGGCGGCGTTCTTCACAGCAGCACTTTGTGCGCTTGGCGTTCCAGCTTTCGAACCGGGGCGAATAGTCTTGCCCTTCTTCGATGTGGCCGGTTTACGCTTGGCCTGCACTTTTGCTTGTCCAATTCCGAACTTCCAAGCATCATGCAATAACGCAACGTGTCCAGCGTCTGCGATTTGGTTGATCTGATCTGGACTAACCCTCCCGCTTTCTACTGCCCACTTTCGCATTGCTTCAACTTCGGTTGCTTTGACTGCTTCGTCTTTCCACGACGGGATCAGGTCAGGCAACAACTGCGCTTGCTCGGCAAGGTGTTGTTGGTATCTGGCTTGTTGACCCTGTTGGGATTCTTGCATTAGTCGTTGCTGTTCAGATTGGATCGCGTGCAGTTTCTTCGCTCTTTCCTCTTTTTGCACGCGGTACTGGCGTTCAAGCCGGCTGGCCTCAATCGGATCTGCGGCATACGCTTCATCGAAATTAGGCTCCGGCATATTGTCTGCCTGTAGCTGTTGTGCTAATTTTGGAAGGAGTTCAGCGTACTGCTGCTCCATCTGCTGTGTTTTCTGGAATTGCGATTGAGCCTCTTGGATCTGTTTCTCAACAGCTCTTCGTTGCTCTGCCACTTCCTGAGTCTTCCGTCGGTAATCAGATTCCCTAGAGTAACCCTTCGTCAGCTCATCGAACGTGACCTCAACATCTTCACCGTTCACACGAACGGTATAAATGTCGGGTTGCTCTTCTTCTGCCGAAAGCTCTTGTTCTTGTTCCTCTGTCTCGACTGATTCTTCACTCGCTTCATAAGCCAGTTCCTCATCAGTCACGGATGCTTCTGCCACCGCTTCAGCTTGCTCTTCTGGGGTGTCCATTTCTGGGTCCATTAAGCCAGCCAAGTTAGATATTTGTTCGACTCCGTCGTACAATCCAATTCCAGAATCTGGGATGTTGGGTGTTGTCATTGGGTGTTCCTTTCTATAGTTAAATTATCTGCTTTCGCGCGTAGTCTCGTTAGGATGACTTCCATCGAGATGGCGAGTCCGTGCAGGGCTTCTCTTTCCTTGATGTCTTCTGTCCTCATCCACTCATGGAATAGATCATGCTTCACCTCTTCCACGATTGTGTTAAAGATCTCATCATCGACGATAGTCATTGCCTTCTGTCCTTCGTCGCGGATTTGTTGTTTTGATTTACTCATTGCAATACCCCAGCGGCTGGGTGTATCATTAACTTATCGCCTGATTTACTTACTACTTGCAGAGGCGATCTCAAATATCTGCTAAAACGTAAAGGAGATTTACCATGTACGAAACTGGTAGCACTCAAGAGGAACTCGCAGAAACTTATGATCTGGAGAATCCTGTCATTGAGCATACAGAAACCAAGAACTTCTTTGACCACACCGGTCTTTTCCATAAGGGTCTTAATCGGGCCTTGACGGAACACGAACTCGACGAAACCCTTATTCCTGATGATTGGTGGGAGCCATTTATTGATGCCGAGCACCATGCCTATACCGGCAAATGGTTGGTTGGTCCCAATGGTAATCGTCTCTGGGACGGAGAGGGTAACCCGCCTGGCGTGACCGATGAAGATGTCATCAACAGAAGCGCTGGAGTCGTTGGCACTTTTGGATATCGGAAGGCTAGATAAGTCCATCATCTTGCGCTCCTGGCATTCCGTCTATCATTAGCATGACTGCTGGGAGCGCAATGGCTCCATCCTTTAATGCCTTCATTATCCGGCTATAGGTTTCTTTTCCAGAGCCTGGTTCACCCATCAATTTGCGTAGGTTTTGAATATCATCGCGGGTAACGTCGCCGGTCTTCTTGGCCCATTTCTCATCACGACTAATCTTATTCAATATCTCTTGCTTAACCCTCGGACTACCTAACGCGTTCTCTGCTGCCGGTCTAACCTTGGATAGTTTTGACATCATGTCTCGCGTCGCCTGTCCTTTGCCCTGATTGTTTAATGCGTCAGAATAATCAAGATACCAAGATTCGTGCGCTACTCGACCTCTATCAAACTTATCTCTAACTTTATCTAGCGCTGCTCCAAGTGGTTTATTGGATTTCAATTGTTTTCCGAGTAAACCCCCACCTTTCACTAATCGCTCTTTACCTAAATCACTGTATGGATCATTGATAAAAGACACTGTGCCGGTGCCTCGGTCTGCTGTGAAGAAACCATTATCAGAAGCAATCCGAGATAACTGCTCAAACTCTTCTTGGGTAGCTGGCTTGCCGCTCTTCGTTGTGACATCCACGCCCAACTGGGCACCGGCCTTCATTGGGCTAATGGTTGCATTTGCTGCCGCCCCCTCCTGAAAGTCCATCAACCCTCGTATTGCCAAGTCTGCTTCAACCAAATCCGAAGAGGCTTTAGTTACTCGCTTAGTTCCTGTTGGGACTGGTGTTTTCCCTTTTTTATCAAAAGCCTTAACCCCTTTTGGTAGAGGGCCATAATCCATTTTATTTATCGAATCAAACCCGATCAGCGATTGACTAGCCACCCCAGGGTTAAATTGCATCAGCCCTTCCGCATCCAAAAAACCTCCATGGTAAGGCGTAGGTGTTCCGGTTAACCTACGAAATCCATCCATCAACACATCCTTGCCGGTGGTTGGGTCGATCCAGTTAGCCTCAGAGCTATAGGCCGCTCGATCTGCCGCAGACTGCTCGGCCATCAAACCTAAATGGCCCCCTTTATGCATAGGTATTTGTTCTTGTGTGGTATATGCCTTGTATGGGTTGGCGAAATCGCCATAGCTTTTAGCCTCATTACCCATCGGCACTTTAGGGTCGCGCTTTCTAACCCCTGTCCAACCGGCGGCCTGTAAATTCTTGGTATCCCAATCATTAAATCCTCCAGCGTTTTCTCTATTCAATTTATTTAAGATATTCTGAGTATTATCATCCATGAACTTATGCTGTTGGTCAGTAAACCCAGCGTCCCAGACAGACCCGTCGGCGTTTTCGTAACCGAAAGCGCGACCTTGCCAAATATCATTCACCGGGCGCTTCGAGTCAAACTCACTCAGTAGATTCGTTGCGTACGTCCCTACTTTGGGCTGGGTAGTTAGAACACCCATCTCACCATCTAACATCCGCTGGGCTTTAGGCATCATATCGCCTGGGAACCCCCCAGCTCTTAATGGAGGGTTAGTAAAAGGGGTCATACCCACGTTGTGCTGGTCTATTGCCTTGATCGCGTGACCTAGATTTGACCCTACAGGAGTGCGGGCCGACGTTACCGCTAATACCTCTGCCATTTGTCTTGGTGTTAAATCTGATGGAACAGCGCCCCTAATAAACTCATTCGTCTGGTCGTACCAGTTGCGCCCCTCAACCCCCTCCATGACTAGGTCGGTATAGTCTCGTCTGACCTTGGCTAGTGACTGTGGTGAGTTGACCCAGTTCGGCGCCCCCACATACTTCCCTGTTGTACTGACACGCTTAGGTTTTGGTATTTTGGGACCACCACCGGCGTATAAAAGACCAAGCTGGGGATTAAGCATTTGATCAAAGGTCGTTTTTCCGAACTGCGCCCCACCCATATTGATCATCTTCTCCATGACCTTATCTGGAGAGTCATGCTGAGATGGAATGATGCGATCAAATAGTCCTTCAGCGGTTTGCACGTTATCACTGATTAACCCTTGGAGTGCTTGCCCCAGAGATGGAACATTCCGTTGATCATAAATTCGCGGATCTGGAAATGGCGTGTCCTCTAAGACATATCCCCCAACCGCGTCACTCCATACTTGTCTCATCTACCGCACACCCTGTCCGGCTTGAATACCTTTGATCATCTCTCGATCACGATCTACGTCAGCGCGGATCTGTGCGACGTTGACGGTAGCGCCGTTCTTGCTCTCGATCTCAGCCGCTCTCATGTGGATATCCACGTCGAGCTTGTCACGCTCCAGGTCATCTTTACGCATCATCTCGTCACGCTTCAAATCCAACTCAGCGGCTTTCTTCTGTATATCCGCTTGGATGCTCTGCGCTTGAACTTCAGCCAGTAATTCTTCTGGTGTTTTCCTCTTGTTCTGCGACACTTCCGGTGGCACTAACGGTTGACCTTCTTGCAGCACATTGATAAATAGTGATGGGTCTTTAAATCCTGATAGCTCGACGATCTTAGCTAGCGTGTGGCTGTATTGTTTGGGCGACACCAACGCGTTCACCGGCCCCAACAATTTCATAATCTCTTCTTGCTTGCCAGCGATTTGCGCTAGGGCAGCTATGCGTTCGGTTTCTGTGCCGCGACCTAATGCCACATTACTAACAACATCCATGTCGGCGTTCCACGACCTCGGATCGACCGGTACAAACTGGTTGTTAAGTCTTGTCATCCGCTCTTCATCTTGGTGATTAATGGTCAGCTTCAAGATCCCTTTGAATAGTTGCTTCATCCCTGTCTCGGCAAAGATACGCGCTATCATTTCGATGTGCTGTTGAGCTTGGCTGACCGTTGCGTTGACTGCCGACGCTGTGCTTGATTGAAGTGCTGCTGCATCGAGTCCAGCGGCTGCTTTAGAAATACCGGTGCGGTTTTCTTTCAGTTCATCTAAATACTGCATCATTGGAAATGCTTCTTTGCCGACGAACGGCATGGCGAAAGGGGTGACCATCCCCGCACTTCTTTGCCGAATTATGCTTCCAACCTCGGTATTTAAAACATCGTCCAGGTTAACTTGCCCCTCCACAATCGCAGTACGCGGGTGGATACTCATCGCCAAGCTGTCGAGCATATTCCGTAACACGGTAGATTTAGTCTTTTGGATATCCATGACGCTATCTGCCACAGACATTCCAAAGAACGTATGGGGTTCGGGATCAGGACAGAATGTTGCAAATGGGATATCAGCAACTGGCTCCCAATAAAGAACCTTATTAGATGGGCCAATGGAGCAAACTTTGATTAATTCGGCAATTCCATCGCCATCCATGTCGGCTTTTACATACGATTCGGTGTAGTGAACTTCACGCGCCGCATCGTCTGATCTTGTCGCTTGGCCGTAGCTCTGACTCTCTTGCCGTGCGGCGAGTTCGTCGCTCCAGTTGAGTACGTCAGAGTCGCCAGCGTGTTCCAGTATCTCTTCTTCGTCGTAACCTCTAGCCACCAAGTCGCTGACAGTAAGCATCGTCCGGTGAGCAACAATCGTTGCATCTTCCAAGGTCTTAGCATCTCGGTCGATCAGGAACTCTTCGGGTGGGACCGCTTCAACCCTGACCCGACCTTTGTCTACCCGGCGCGTCACTGTCGCTTCGATTGATGGCATTCCTATTGGATTGCCAAACTCGTCCATCTCGACTGCTATTTCTTGGGAAGTGACCTCAACCTGGGGATCAGAGGCAAGATACTGAAGTGCCTCTGGGTTGAGGCCACTAAAATGTTCGGTGGTGACTTCAACATCTTCACTCCACCAGTATTTGATTATTCCAACCTTACGAACCAGAGCATCTTTGAAGGCCGACTGTAAAGTCAGGAACCCAGGGTTATCCTGAGTGAATATATAATTGATATAGTTTGTGGCTGATTCAGCTTTCTCGACATCTGATGCGTCTCGAGGTACGAACTCCACCACCTTGTCGGTCGAGAAGAAGATTCGCATTAAGGATGGCATGATTGCCGATACAGTATCCGAAACATCACGCGAGACGATCTGAGAGCGACCATCTTCCTCGTTACCAAAGCGCTCACCTTTATAATACTTGGTAGCTTTTGCGCGTTCTGGGCCGATAGTGTTGTCGATAAAATCGACGGCTGAACTTATTTCGGAGGTAATGATGGACTGAAGGTCGTCTTCTGAGAGTGATTTATCATCATTTTCGATGACTTCCAGCTCTTCGACTTCACCTTCGGTGGTGGCGTTTTCGTACATATGTCTGCACCCAAAATAGACTGTGGTGGCTACATTATACGCTTATAGGGGTGTTTTTACTATGAAAGTGGGGAGCTGTCCCTATTTACGCCTTATTTCTAAGTGTTTGTGGGGAGCTGTCCCTATTTAGTGGGGATAGATTAATTTTTAATTATGTCCCCACTAGGAAATGGCTAAACCCGATTTAGCCATTCCTTACACTATTTTATGATAAGAAATCGGGCGCTTTTTCTGCCCGATTATTTATACCACTCCTTTTACCGCTCTTTTTAGTGGTTTCTTCCACTGAACACTGTGTTTTGAGCCAAAGGTGGCGGTTGCAGCATCACTAGCCAGTGTTAGACAGATCGCGTCGGCTTTATCGGGCGAAGGAAGCCCCCGTTTACGCATCTCGTCCTTACTTTCGATTTTCATCTTGCCACTCGATGTGAACTGATACCTGGGCGACACTAACTCAGCGAATAAGGCACTATCCACTGGCAGTTTACAATCCTTTGCGGCCAACCAATCCTTCAATTTAAACCACAGCTCTGCCCGCAGATTTAAATAAGTCCCACTCATCGAGCTTGCCTCACCGACGTTGATCCCTCTGACCGGTAGATCCAACTCTTGCAGCCGATCTACCACGCCGGCACCTAACCCTATACTATCGACCAGTATTTCAGTCGGTCGTTGGCGCGGGATAAGGTTGTTGTACCGATCCACCACCCGACCGGTTAGTTCCATCAGTGTTAGCCCCTTCCAGGATATTAACTCGGTAATGGCGTTGCCGTGACGTATAGCTAACACACTACTATCGGCACCAAACCGTGCCACATCCAAGCCCCAGATCGGTACGGTATCAGGATCAGTTTGAATATCTCGATTCTGTGCCGACTCGATCGTGTCAGCTGGGATAACGGTGTTGTCTTCTTTTAATGGAAACTCACCTAGAACACGGACCCTGAACTGGTTACTGTCCTCACCATATTTGACTTCCATCTCCCGAACGAACTCATCACTCACGCGTGGGGATTTAAGACACGAAACGTGCATGGTTTTCCAATCCGCTTTAACCCGGTGATGGGTGTCGTAGAACAGGCCCGATGATCGTGTGGGGTTTCCCAATAATACAGTCGTTGCCGAGTGACCCGACATGGAGCCAGACGCAGCCTCGAACACTTTCTCATCGATACCACTGGCTTCATCACAGACTAGCAACACGTTTTGTGAATGCACCCCCGCTAACGCTTCGGGCGTTTCGGCTCTTGCTGTTCTGGCACTGATAAACGCTTCTGATGGCGCTGCCTTTAAAACAACACGGTCGCTTGTCACCTCAAACAGCTCACCCACATAAGGTGGAAGGTTGCGTATCCAGCTCTTCAACTCCGCAAACAAAGCGTCGAACAACTGAGATGACGTAGGTGCAGTCACCACGATCTTACAAGGAAACCGCGTCGTCAGATACCACACCATTGCCCAGCTTGCAGCGGTGGATTTACCGGTCCCGTGACCAGACCGCACCGAGATCTTACGCTCACCGTTGGCGATGTGTTCCAGAAACTCAGCTTGCCACTCGTCCGGCTGAACTTGTAAAACATCCTTAACGAAAAGCACCGGATTGCTCCGGTACTTGGCGATGAAATCTATGTATGGGTTTTTGTTCATGCTGCCTCTTTTAATATAGTAGCGACGGTACTTTTCCCTATTTTACTCCAACCACAGCTATTATCATTAATACTATCGGCGATGGTGCGAAGGCCAAACCCTAGAGACTTCAACTGAATGATCTCGGCAACAGCAGAAGCTCTCCAGCTCTCTGCAACCACCGTTGACTCCTTCTCGATGCCCTCTTTACGATAACCCCAAGGCGCCTTGCCCCCACAGAAACCACCGGATGCTTTCTTGGCGCGTTGCCCTTTAAGGACACGCTCACGGATCAGCTCACGCTCATGATTTGCAAACGCTACTATGATATCGAACATCAACTTACCAATAGCGTTGTCCTCTGCGGTGAGTTCGCCTAAGCCATTAACGATCAATCGAACACCGTTGCGCTTCCAGACATCGATAGTCTTCTGACCATCCAAAGATGACCGGAACAGACGATCTATCGTCGCCACGATAACTACGTCACCTTCAACCAGGTTATCAAACACGGCACCCGATGGGCGCTTCAATAAAGGAATGCTACCAGACACGCCCCTATCTTGAACGATAAGTGGTTCGGGTAGATCGTGCGTTAGGGCCAGCCCTTTAGCGATGCGCTCCTGTGTATCTAATGATGTGCCATCGATCTGCTGGTCTGAACTGACCCTTCCATAGCCTATGACTTTCATTGTTTTGCTCCAATGTCATCCCACTTAACTATAGTTTCTAAAGTGGGTTCAACCGTATATGGATCATTTCTCCCATTCTTCCACACCTCAATCTTTAATCCCTCATCTACCTTTGTGACATCGATCCGTATATCTCCACCCAATGTCCTCTGAATATGCCCTTCCCCTAATTTATATAGATCCATAACCCCTCTCCAGTTTACGTCTTATCGTTAACGATCTTGATGTATTCCTTGATCTCTTCCAGCTTGCGCTCTTTCACCCAAAAGCACCTTTTTACCAGCCCTTGATCTTTCATCCTTTCACCAAACTCGCGTTGGTGGCGGGCGTTGTTTTCTGGTGTGTTTCTAGTCATTGGTTGGTTCCTTTCTATTCTCGATATATAGGTCGATGTGATGCTCAATGACATTCCAGTTGATTCCTACACTTGTGTCCATATATCTATGTACGTTTTCTAAAATCTGTTTAGCATCATATTCGTTTAGTTTCCCCTCTAAGTACGCTGGTGATCGTTGACGACATGACAACACATCCACAATAGTCCAAATGTCGGCGATAGCCTTCCCATCAATGATGTCTTGTTTGTTTAATTCAACAACTCTCCAATCTGATATGCTCATTTGATATTCTCCCAGGCGTTGATTTCAGCACCGAACTGGATTGTGTTGACTCTTCTACGGTATGTGGACAGATAGTCAGGCGTTTGTTTTTGTGCCACCAACCCACTAGCTGCGTCCTTCCGGGCTTGCGCTCGGTCAGCCATTTGTGTGGCGTGTTGGGCGATTAGGTTCTGCTGCTCTTGTCTAGTCATGATTTTCTCCGGTCGGTTGTTGTTGAACTCAAATACAGTATGTACTTATATCTAAGTATTAGCAAGGAAATAATATGATTTTTTAAATTAGGCGGTGGGGGTGTAAGAATATAGAAATTATTATTTTTACAGGTGGGGGTTCGTGTGTCTGAGGGGGTGACAATTATCATGACCCCCACGCGCTGGGCCGAAGGGGGGGTCATCGAGGCTCATCCAGGTGGCCGGCCGGCACCCTGGGATCGCTGCATGATGTAACTTGTTGATTTATATGGGGTTTATACTGTCCTAGCACTAGAGTGCCCGGACAACCCTGTTCTTAGGTACAGGGTTCGTTGCCAGATTATGTTAAATAGCGGTACAATCGCGCGTACCCGTGGTCGCTCCGGCACGGCGCGGCTCAGGCGTCGTTCTCGTCCCTTATCACCTCACCTTCCACCACCTCCGGTGCCGACATCTGACGCACTGCATCAAGGTGTTTCTGCGTTACATCTTCTACCTTCAGCTCTACCTGTTGCCTATCACCAAAGGTATTCCTGTCCATCATCTTAGCTTGCCACTGCCTCGACTGAAGCACCACCCTTCCAGCGTTCGGGTCTATCTTCCCATCCTCAACCAAGTCGGTGACCCTATCCACATCCTCGAAGTATCCCCAAGCTCGCGCGTGTTTCGCGTCCTCAAGACCCTTACTCAACGCCTCATCATCCTTAATACGCGCCATCATGCGCTTGTAAGGTACGTCCCTCGTCTTTGCGTACTCCTGTATCGATAGCCCATGACTCACCCGCGTAAACAGATCCTCCCAAAAGAACGCATTTGCCATCTTCTTGTCTGCCATCTCATTACGTCGCTTCCGCTCTGGTTTACCTGGCATCTCACTCTCCTCTTTCCCACGGCTCTTTCATAAGGCCGCTGTAAAGCGACTCACTCAACGTATCATACGCCTCGACGCATTTAGCTATCCTCAACTGAATTTCAGCCTCATCAGCAATACACTGCGTTGCTTGATAGAAACGTGCGTTAGCAGCCGTAATGTGTTTAACTAAATCCTTTATCTTGTCATTCATCTCCATCTCCCTTTCTTCATCTCTGATGCTTGATTTCTACACCATCGTAGAGGTCATATACTCTTCCACACTTGACCAAGTCAACGCACTGCCTATTCTTCAAACTATAAAACGTAACTAAGCCAGCACCGCACCAACATTTGTTGTCTTCCCTGTGTTTATACCCAACACCTCGATGCACACACTCGTTTACTGGCGGATTGATCCACCGGTTCAACCATTCAATCATTTCTTCTTCCCCATTCCATAATCAGATGGCAGCTCCATCTTCCTCAATTTACCCAAATACCACTCCGCTTTTTCGATGTCCTGGAGTGGGTTTCCCTTATGCTCATATCGCCATAAATACTTCATCACTTGCCCCTTTAAAAAGCCCTTAAATTGCACCTCATTCATCGAGGCTTCGATGGCCGAAATACACTCGATACTAGACCCGGTATAATGTGCCGGTCGGTTCACTAAATCGTCGTCACTCACCACCTTCTTCCCCTTCAAATAATCCCGTTATCACCAAAACCCCAAGACCAATCGTTATAAAAACCGGTGCCAAAATTATCCCAATCAACCATCCCACCAAACTCATCCTTACCTCCTCCGATTCTTTTGTCCCCATTAAGGGGGTTCTGTCCCCATTTAAATTCTTTTGTCCCCTATTCTGTCCCCATTGATTTTCCACCAAATATCAAATTCTTTTGTCCCCTTAATTTGGTTCTGTCCCCATGCCAAAAAAAGAGAAACTCAGCTATAGCTGAAAAGTCCATTCTTTTGTCCCCTATCAGGGGGTAAGGGACAAAAGGGACAAAAGAATTAAATAGGGGGTGGTAATACATTCTTTTGTCCCTTCTGTCCCCATTCCCTAGAAAAAGTGTAGTTTTTGGTGGTAAAAATGGTTATGTCCCTTTTGTCCCTTTAATACCGTTCTGTCCCTTCTGTCCCTTTAATACCGTTCTGTCCCTTTTGTCCCCCTTTTTTAGAAAAAGTGTAAACATCAGAATAATTCCTCAACAAATGAATACACCGCTGGCCTCCCCCTTTCATCCTCTAAACGCTGCATATTCCAGACCTTCTTTACCTTGGCAAAATCACCCGCATAATTAGTCAAAACGCGCAGTATCTTTTTACGATTCCAACCATCACGTTCTTTCACAAAATCGACGATCTCAGACTGCCTTGAACACCCTCCGCTGATGGCCTCATTAATGGCATCAATACCCTCTTGATCTTTAGCCTCTTGGATCAACGTGTTGGCATCGATAAACGCATCCGCAACCGACAGCCGTCGGTCATCATCAAACTCAAAAGTGATTGGCTCAAACGCGCCACGGACTTTATCAGGGCGTGTTGAAAGTGATCTCAGCTTGGTCCCTTCGTGGAATGGCTCCAGGTAAATCATATTATCTACATCGGAACGAAGATCACCTGTCCCCTCATATATCAAGTTGTCGTCAGCGTCCTTGTACTTGTTCGTGTGGCACAAACAGATCACGGTGGCACCTTTGGAGGTCAACCGCCTTAAACTCTTATAGAGACTCTTAGATTTCCGCTTGTCGATCATATCGGTCAACTTCTTCAACGTATCAATGATAATCACGGTGTGTTTTAAATCTTCCAGTGGCGAGGCATAAAGGTCGCTCATTAGTTTATTGACGTTGGACCCTTTAAGGTCTGGAGTCACCCACGTAATTCCAGACTCCTCGGCCTGTTTCCAATGCCGTTTGCTGCCTACGCCGGAGATATCCATGTTTATATAAACAACTAAGTTGTCGCTGGCTAACTCTCTGGCAAGTTCCATAAACAATAAGGTCTTACCGCCATTGGCTGGTGCTGGAAAAGCCGAAAGGTGACCTTTAATCACTAAATTATCGACCAGCCACACTGGATCAGAAAACTGGTCGATCTCCTCTTTAGTCAAGCGATGCTCGTCAAGCATAGTCATGAACGCGCCACTGACGTACTCACGCTCATGGTCGAACGCCTCATCAACTGCAACTTCTTCCACTTCTTCTTCAAACTCACCGCCCCAACCGGCATCTCGCGCCATCTTCAAGATGGTGGGGAAACCCACGTTGCCTCGGCTCGGATCATCAGTAAAAGAATTCCAACGATTAGCGTGGTTACAATTCAAATGCTCAGGGTTGTCAGATCTCGACGACCACTCAGCCCAAAGGCGTAAACCCTCAACAGCACCGGCATAGGCGTTATGAATAGCCATACCAACCGCTATCCACTCATCATGGTGCATGGCTGGATCTAACGCCGTTAGCGCGTCGGTGATAACGACCTTTTCCTCATCAGTGGCACATCCTATGCCCCAACCAGCTGATTCATCCTTCTCAACGCTCTCAGAGCGCTGTAGCGACGCTTTTTGCTCAGATAGTCCTAACTCAGAGGCATAAACCTCAAACTGCCTTATAACGTCCTCTGCTTGATCTGACGATAATGTGTCTAGTAGCATCATTGGCACATCACCGATGTCATTTCCGATGTAATGGTAAGGCTTGCCGGTGGTGGCGTGGTTGCCCCACACGACCGCCTGTTGGCCTTTACCTAAGATCTCGACCTGACACTTGTTGCCGTCGGCATCGATGTAGATTTTGGAGGCCAATTTAGTGAACGGTTGCTCTGTTCTGCAAATAAATAGCGTCTTTGGCGCGTTTCCGACACGTTCCAGCGATTGTGGGAACATCGGTCGTAGATAATCGACCATCAGTTTTGCTAGTTCCTCGTTGGGGATATCAACATCCACGCACGGAGTGTTTGCGGTTAGTAAGCCAATAGAGGCCAATGGGTGGTCCTTTGCAGCCTTGAGCATCTTCTTGGTGGTGAAATTAGACCAATCGGCGTTGATTGGTGCCTTGCCGTTGGGTTTGACAGGGATAATTTCATAGCCGGAGGCTATGAGATCCCGATGATATTCAGCATACATCTACTTCTCCAGTTTTTAAGTTCTCCAGTTTGAATAAAAAAAGCCCCGATCGAGCATAATCGAGGCCAAAGGCCGCTTGAGCGCTTGCCGAAATAGGATGGCCGCCACCGAGGAGTAGCAGCACAAACTGGTAAAGTGCTGCCTGAGTCGGAGTTATGGGTGGCGACCATGTATAGGTCAATCGAAGATGTCAGGACGGATATCTTTCTTGGATATCTCGCCGTTGGTGAGACGCTCTATCTCGACCGCTCTTCGGATTGGAATCTTTTTATCTCTAAACCATTGGTTCACCGCTTGCGGGGTGACATCTAATGTTCTGGCTAGAGCGCGTTGGGTTGGAAAGTATGTTTTTAACAAGTTCATGGTGACCGAATATACCAAACGCCTTGAGAATATCAAGCTGTTCTTAACTTATTTTGAGAAAAATGCGTATTAAACGCATAAATTAAGTCCCCACAAACACCCGTAGTTCTACGAAATGCCCACTAATTCACAGTAATTCTGCAAAAACCCCAACCCCTATTTCGGTAGTTAGTAAAGTAATCCTTTACATTTAGTTTTCTTGGGATATACTCCCTCCAAAACAAAAGAAAAGTAAAGGAGAAACGCAGTGATCGAAAGCATCGTAATAAACGGTATTCGTCTGGATGCCGACAAATCAAAAAGACTATTCATCTCAGCCGACGAGCGATACGTCATTCCAATGGATAAATTCGGGATTCCAACCACCGCCGAACTAATTCAAATCAATATCCCAAAAGACTACGCGGTGATGTCATGAGGGAAGAGGAGTCATGGCTTGAGGTAGTTGCCACAGGGTTGGCAATGGTCGGTTGCCTGGTTGGTGGTTACGTTCTAATGCTAGCGGTGGTGGTATGAGGGACATCTATAGAATAGCGAACGCTCTCGAACGTATCGCCGACGCCCTCGCCGACAAGGCCGAGCAGAAACCAACACTAACGCTGGTGGAAACACCACCGGAACCTGAGACATTTGAAAAACCCACACTCGAAGAACTACAAAACAGTGTCCGAAGTGGACTGATCCGCGTACACGGACGCGGTGAGGATCATGCCGCGCTCACGACCAAACTCATTGGGTTACCGTTGAAGGCTAACGAGATGGACGAAGCGCAGTGCATCGTCATGCTCGAAGATGAGTCTATCCAATGAGCGAACACGCGAAGTTCTCACCAAGTAGCTTGGGCCGGACGAAAATCTGTCCGGGGTCACATCAGTTAAGCATTGGGCAACCTAACATCAGTTCACCCGCTGCCGATCTTGGCACGATGCTTCACTCACAGGCCGAACTAGCTATAAATGGTAGACCATTCAGCGAGATATTGACTGACGAGCAGAAAGCGTTGGTGCAACCTTATATAGATTACTGCCTGTCACTCAAAAAAATCAGCGATATTGCTGAGACTGAGCGAAAAGTTGAGATCTTAGGTGAGAGATGCTGGGGAACAATAGACTTCCTCAACATAATAGGACCAAGGCTCACCATCGCTGATTATAAATCAGGGGTGATGCCGGTCGCGCCGGACTCAATCCAACTCATGGCGTATGCCCTTGGCGCGTTAAAGGAGTTCGACTTCGTTGGGATCGAGAGCGTCCATTTAGTGATCGTACAGCCTCAAATCAGCCCCGAACCACAGATCCATCGGACAACACCAGACGAGTTATGGAAGTTCGAGAAAGAGTTGGAGCAGATCATCGAGTTGGCTGAAGCTAAGAATCCAAAATTCAACACAGGCTCACACTGCCGATGGTGCAGCGCTTCGCCGGTTTGCGTTGCGGCCTTCGATGAAGCAACAGAAATGGCTACAAGCGATGTAGCCAAAATGTCGCTCGAATCTGTCGGGGTGGCGTATGCCAAGACCAAATTCATCAAGGGTTGGGTTAAGTCAGTCGAGGATCGCGCCAAATATGACCTGATGAATGGTGTTGAAGTACCAGGATTTAAATTGGTGTCAGGGAATCGTGCCAGAAATTGGCAAACAGAAGGCGTAGATATTCAATGGCGGCTCGAAGAGATCTTCGGTGAAAAGAGTTATGAGAAGAAGTACCTATCTGTCCCCCAAGCAGAGAAGTTGTTGGGTGGCAAAGCAGAATTTGCTGACTCTGAGTTATCAGAGTTTGTTGATGTTGGCGAAGGAGCGCCGACTATTGCCAGGGTTGGCGATAAGCGTCAGGCGTTAACGCTTGATGTCTTCAAAGATGAAACTAAAAAAGGAAAAGAAGATGCTATTAAAGAAAGTTAGATTGAGTTTCCCGGCGCTATTCACCCCGACGTCGTTTCAAGGTGAAGGTGAGAAGAAGTACGAAGCGACGTTCTTAATTGAAAAAGGTTCAGCGAACCACAAGGCGCTCGAAGCCGAAGTTGAAAAGCTCATCGCCGATGACCTTAAAGGTATCAAGTTATCGTCGGACAAGATCTGTTTGAAAGATGGTGATGAGAAAACCTATGACGGTTACGAAGGACATATGTTCATCAAGGCCGCGAGTAAGAAACGCATATCCATCGTGGACCAAGACAAAACGCCTCTAACCGAAGAGGATGAGAAGATCTACGGTGGGTGTTATGTGAATGCCATCATTGATCTGTGGGCGCAGAACAACCAGTACGGCAAGCGGATCAACGCCAGCCTTCGCGGTGTTCAGTTCGATAGCCACGGCGACTCATTCAGTGGCACATCTGCGGCCAGAGATGATGAGTTCGTTGACTATGAGCCTGACTTCTAATGATGTTCGCCGACTTTGAAACATTCTCTGAATGTGACATTAAAAAGTGTGGGGGTGCCAAGTACGTTCGGCACCCTAGCACCGAGGCTTTGTTGATGAGCTACGCCTTCAATGGTGGTGAGGTTCAAACATGGGACGCAACGCAAGGTCCGATGCCCGAAGAGGTTGACGAGTACCTGGTGACTGGTGACGACATCTGCTTTCACAACTCGGCGTTTGACCGAGGCGTGTTGGAACACGTTCTTGGGTACAGACTTGAGATCTCACGGTATAAAGACACGATGATCATGGCTTATCGGCGTGGGTACATTGGTGGCTTAAAGGATCTCGGCAAGGCGCTTGGGTTAGGTGTTGAACACCGAAAGCAAGCAGCCGATGGTTGGCGATTAATCCATAAATTCTGTGTGCCACGCAAACCCACGAAGAAAGATCCAAGCGTGAGGATTCTGCCGAGCGACGCGCCAGAGGAATGGGCGAAGTTCAAAGAGTATGCAGAGCATGATGTAATAGCCATGCGTGAATGCTACCGGAGATTGAAGTAATGGAAGACATCATCTGGATGCTCGATCAGAAGATAAATGATAAAGGTATTCCGGTGGATACTGAGGCGTTGGAAGCAACACAGATCGAGATAGACAAGGAGCTGATCAGGTTGAATGAAGTCTGCGTCAGCATCTGCGGATTCCGCGCCAGTCAACGTAACGCGATATTAGATTGGGTTAAAGCCCAAGGGGTCTATTTACCCGACCTCACCAAATTAACAGTTAAAGAAACATTGGCCGGTGATCTGCCGGGGGATGTTAGGAAAGTATTAAAGATACGGCAGATGGTTGGCAAGACCAGCACTGCAAAAGTGGGGCGCTTACTGAACTGGACTTGCGAAGATGGTCGGGTCCGTAACACGCTTCAATATTATGGCGCGTATCGGACAGGACGGTTCGCCGGGCGCGGTCCTCAAATTCAGAACTTCCCAAGAGGGAACCTGAGTGAGCAAGAAGTCGAGGACGCGTTGCGGTTGATCCGTGACGGCGAAACCTACTTAGGCATCGATGACCTTTTCGACACGGTGAGTAGTTTGCTTCGGGCGTTCATTAAAGCACCAGAGGGTAGACATTTTGTGGTCGCTGACTTGGCGGGCATCGAAGCTAGAGTTTTACCGTGGTTAGCTAGAGATGAAAAGACCTTGGACATCTTTCGTAATGGTGAGGACATCTATAAGTTCGCCGCAGCTCAGATCTATAAAAAAGAATACGAAGACATCACAAAACCTGAGAGATTCGTTGGCAAGATAGCGACATTGAGTCTTGGATATGGGGGTGGGATTTTAGCCTTCACGGGAATGGCGAAGGTCTACGGCGTTGAGATGGATGAGGCTTTCGCCGAAGACATCAAGACCCAATGGCGCGACGCTAATCCTAAGATCGTCCAGCTCTGGCGAACCGTTGAGAAGGCTGCGGTTCATGCCGTCAAACACAAGAACCAAACAGTATCCATAGCTGGTGGGAAGTTAAAATTCATTCACGACGGTGATGATTTAAAGATCACGTTGCCATCATCGCGGGCGCTGTACTACCCGAAGTTTGACTTCACCTACAATAAGTACAAGGGGAACACACTCACATATATGGGCGGCACGGTTACTGGATGGGGTGAGGTAAGAAGCTGGGGTGCAAAACTTTGTGAAAATCTAACACAGGCCGTTTCCAGAGATGTCTTAGCGCACTCAATGCCAGAGATTGATAAATCTGGATTTGAAATTGTCTTCCACGTTCACGATGAGATTGTCGCTGAAGTTGACGACGGTGACGAGAAATTAACATCTGATTATTTAGTTGAACTTATGACCACAGGGCACCTGTGGACCAAGGGATTACCGCTGGATGCTGAAGGGGAAACCATGAAGAGGTATAGGAAATGATATTAGAAAAGGACATCGAACAGTATCTATTGAAGCGTTGCCGTGAGCGCGGTTGGTATGCCCCCAAATTCACCTCACCCGGTAGGCGCTCGGTGCCGGACAGGATGATCGTGATGCCTGGGCGAATCGCATTTGTAGAGTTGAAAGCGCCAGGTAAAAAGGCAACACCGAAACAGCTCTGGGAGCATGAGCGTTTGGACAGCTACGGTTACCCGGTGGCGATACTGGACACCAAAGAGGGTGTTGATAATTACCTCGAAGAACAGGCGAAGCTCAATGAAAAAGTCTGATTTACACGCCTACCAATTAGCTGCCATCGACTGGGTGCTAGCGCGTAAGAACGCCGGACTCTTTTTAGATATGGGCCTTGGGAAAACCATCACGATGCTGACCGCGTTGGTAGAGATGCTGATGTTTGGTGGCGCTCACACTATATTAATCGTCGCACCTTTGAGGGTGTGCAAAACGGTGTGGGCAGAAGAAGCAAAACGGTGGGAGCATACCGAACAGTTGACCTTCAGCAAGATCCTCGGCACCAAGGCACAGCGTGAAGCCGCTGTTGCGAAGAAGGCTGAGATCTACCTCATCAATGCCGAGAACGTGGTGTGGCTAACTAAGTATCTCGGCGGTGATGGTTGGAAATTCGATGTCGTTATCTTTGACGAATCGAGCCTGTTCAAGAACCACGCATCGAAGCGGTTCAGAGCGGCCAAAGCCTTTATGAAGAAGGTGCAGCGGTCGTACATTTTGACCGGCACACCGGCACCGAAATCAGTACACGACCTGTGGTCACAGATCTATCTTCTCGACCAAGGGTTGCGGTTATTCCACACGGTTGGACGATTTAGAGATGCGTATTTTGATGTTGATTTCTTTGGCCATAGTTACATCCCGAAGATCGACACACAGAAGAAAATAGAAACCAAAATTGAAGACATCGTGATGTCGATGCAAGCCAAGGACTATTTGAAAATGCCTGAGAGAATTTATAACCGAATTTATGTGGAGCTACCCCCCGCCGCCGAAGCACAGTATGAGGAGATGCGTCGGCAGTTAATGCTTACCTTAGAAGGTGATAGGGTCGAAGCAGCTAACGCCGGAGTGCTGGTGAACAAGTGCCTTCAGATAACCAACGGGTCCATCTATAAAGAGGATGGTAGTTACCAAGTGCTGCACGACGCGAAGTTTAGAGCGCTCGAAGAGATCATCGAATCGACCGGCGAGAACATCTTAGTGTTCTACCAGTACAAGTCTGACCTTGCGGAGCTGAAGAAACGCTTCAAGGGCGAAGAGCTTTTTGACGACACAGTGGAGCGTTGGAACATGAATCGAATCCCGCTCCTGTTCGCTCACCCATCGTCTGCCGGACATGGGCTGAACCTACAACACGGCGGGCACATCATGGTGTTCTTTGGGGTGAATTATAACTTAGAGACTTACCAACAATCATGCGCTCGGCTTCATCGCCAAGGGCAAACCAAACCCGTGATCATCCACCACATTTTAGCGAGGGATACTATCGATGATGTGGTTATGTGCGCTTTAGAAAATAAGGATGTGTCGCAGAGAAGTTTGATGGATCGGCTAAAGCGTAAACTTTAGCCGCAGTGACCGGCCTCGACGGGGTGTGAGCTTCACAGACTCACGCAATCGGGGACTCCCCAGCGGTCGGTGGGAGTTGTGTAAAAAACAACCGCAGCCAGAGGCGCGATCTTCCTCCGAGGCTCAACGTGCCTTTTCGATGACACGCTGATCTGGCACTTAATTTGATAGAGGTGAAGTTATGGGAGTGAAGATAGACATGAGCAAGGTCAAGATGACGAAGAAGAAAAGCGGGCGACGAAAGGCGCGATCAGACAGCCAAGTGTGCGCTGATCGCTATAGCACAATCGACATCAGTCGAGTATGCACGGTGCTTGGGTTGATTCCAATTCCTGAGAACGTAACCGTGCCGGGGTTGGTAGATCTGTGGAACACCAACACGGATTATTATCTGCCCAGGGTCGAAGACAAAGAGAAAGAACTTAGGGTATTGAGTAAACCTAAATCGGAACAAGAGGACGAGCGTGGAATGTGGGCGGGATTGCTACGGACGGATTCCAAATGACCGACAAGTTGTGGAGCATGGACAACATAGCGGAATACTTAGGCGTTGGTAAAGATCTAGTGCGGAAGAAGTTGATCTGTAAAGGCAACTTCCCTAAAGCGATAGTGCTACCCACTGGCGGTAGTAGAGGATCACACCGCCGTTGGGTTCCGGCAGAAGTGAAGAAATGGGTTTTAAGACATAGGGGATAAATTATGAGTGACTACATGAGATTGAAGAAGATTATGGATTCTAAAGCGCTGTTTAGAGATCTGGCTAACAGCACTGGTGAAGGTAATTTCCGCGTATGGTTGCGAGAGCATATGGAGATCTACGACACGTTTATTCAGTATGCGAGGGAGTACAGGTCGATAGAGAACAGATCCGTATACTCGGCTAACGCGATATGGCAACGCATACGGTGGGACACTATGCTTAGTGATGACTCCGATAAAGAGTGGAGGTTAAATGCAATCTATACCTCATTCTTCGCCCGATTAGCAATGGCTGCTGAACCTGATCTGGAGGGTATGTTTAAGCTCAGAGGGAGTAAGGGTCGAGAATGACAGCGTATTACAATGAATTTGACCCAAAAGCCGCAGCATGGTTACGGCAACTAATTAAGAATGGAGATATTGCAGATGGAACCGTTGACGAAAGAAGCATCATCGAAGTCGAAGCCCCCGACCTTAAAGGATTTACTCAACATCACTTCTTTGCAGGAGTTGGCGTTTGGTCCTATGCGCTTAGAAATGCCGGATGGTCAGACGATAGACCTGTCGCAACTGCTTCTTTACCCTGTCAGCCATTCTCCGCAGCAGGAAATCAAAAAGGAAAAGAAGACGAGCGACACCTCTTACCCCATTTCCTCGAGCTTGTTGGACAGTGCAACTTTCACACTATCTTTGGGGAACAAGTTGAAACAGCGATTAAGCATGGATGGCTCGATGATCTATACACAGAAATGGAAAACCAAGACTACTCCGTTGGGTCGGCAATTATTGGCGCACACAGCATCGGCAAACCGCACATCCGGAAAAGAATCTACTGGGTGGCCCACTCCGCAAGTGAGAGATTCAAAAGGAGAGAGGGGTGCAGCAGCACAGGATCGAAAAGGGAATCCAGTGGATCAGCTTGGGATAGCGGCCAAGGTGAGCGGATGGCCAACCCCAATGGCTTGCGATCAGAGGGGCAGTGCCGGGGTGGGCAAGACGGAGTTGCCGAATATAGCGAAGATAGCCGGGTGGGGAACACCCAACACGATGGACACGCTACCAGCGAGATCGGATCAAGCGATGTACAACCAAGCGAGAAACGGCGCTCGAAAGGGTCGGACATTTCCGGGGAACTTACGGGAGCAAGTGGACGAGAGAAGCCAGAAAGCGTATCAAGATGCGCTACAGGACGCGAGAGAGAACAAGACTCAATTGAGTGGCTATTCTGCCGAGATCAAAAGTACCGGCCAATTAAATCCGGCATTGAGCCGTTGGTTAATGGGCTTGCCAGAGGCGTGGTGCATAGCAGCGATTCAGTCATTGAGGCAAACGCAAGCGCAGAAGCGCGAACAATCAGGCTCAAAGGCTACGGTAACGCCATAGTCGCACCAGTGGCAGAGGAGTTTATCCGAGCCACAATGGAGGTGATCAATCAAGCCGACTAGCAATTAGCCCTTAATCTCCCACCTCGCAGCTCGACCTGACCGACAATCGATGTGTGTAAAGGTGTTGTATTTACCAAATCCGAAACTATCGGGATACCGCTCCGTCAGATACTTGTACACGGTGTGGGAGTGGACTCCCTTTACAATCACGTCACTTGCTTTCCCCTCGAGATGTTTTGAAAAAGCGCGACCCCCTATAGCCTCATTGTGCGATTTACACCGCACACCACTGGTCACAGTAATTGGCGCGTCGAATCGACTACGCAGCTCTTCCAACATACCAATCAACTTCACATCCACAGTAGGATCTTTAGATTGAGGACACTTACCACATTGGCAAGCGAATTCCTGTCTGTCGAAATGCGCTGATATCTTACTCATCTGCGGCACAGGTTATGGCAACTGAATGCGGAGACACACTCCGATTAACAGCCGTTCTGACAGCCTTGCGTCCTCCTTGTGGGATCTCACAATACTTAGACACGGCAAAACTTGCACTCTTTGAGATGACTGCACCTGCCGAGCAGCCAGTTAGCATAGGCACAGACAACATAAGAATTAGCGTGAACACTAACCAGCGTGGCAAATAGATACTATCGTTTCTCATAGTTCGGTCCTCCAAAAAGGCGAAGAGTAAGGTAGATGACTAGCGCTTGGGTCTTTCGCATACCAAGCCCTAGCATCGATTCAAGCAATACCTCGTCAGCTTGCTTCCGGGTAAACCCTAACTTTGCAGACGAGGCACTGTATAGATAGTCGTGGATAACGCTACCTGGTCGTATCGTCCAGTGTGAGTCGTCGATATAGAACTTAGCGAATCTCGGAACCGACGCGAAGTTCGTCTTAAACCCTTTAGGGACAATGATCTTGTCACCCAGATTAGTTATATAGGTAAACCGTGAGGTGAGGATGTAGAAATCCTCCCCTTGCACCGCCTCTATTTTCAGCTTATTCTTAAACATAATAGACTCCCAATATATAGTGAAGAACCCATGTAGCAACAGATGCTCCAGTGACCGCGAGCATTACAAAAACTAGAAGCTCATAGACGATCTTGAGATAACTCATAAAGTAATAGCTTCAATAATCCCCATCTGAGTTACGATTGCATATCCCACAGCCCCATATACGCACGCCTTAATTTGTATGAGTTGTCGATTAATATCTTGAACCAGCTTCTCCATTTCATCCATCCTCGTGCGGTGAACTTTAAGTATCGTTTCTAGCTCTGAGCATTTCTCTGCGTTGGGCATTTATATATCCTTATTTACTTATTAAATTGAGCAGCCCTTGCGACGCTGATGGGGCCATCATTCCAGCGGTATTAGCAGACAACCCAACACTGCCTGGTGTCAAAAGTTTACCCATCGGGTCCATCCAATTGTTAGCCTCAACTCCACTCAGTTGTTTGCCCAGCGCCCGCAACCCAGCGGGGTCCATAGCATCTGTGGTTAACATTCTAGCTATCTCGCTCATCTCAATGTCCTTGGCCCCTTGTCGCCACCCAGGGTTAAGGTTCTCCCGCATCCGCGCTAGTGGTTTCTGTTGGATGATGGGGAGTAGACTTTCCTTGGTAGCGAGTCTTTCCGCAGTCTGACTACCAGCCATTACTTGCGAATGTGCGCGCTTCATATCCATCTCGTCGCCGATCTTTTTCATAAAACTATTAAACTGCTTAGTACCGGACCTTCCTTTAGGGAAAGTTTCCCTGATAGATTGAACGCCCTTATTGTTCTTCAACAGATTGTAAGTTTTATTCCCCGCCATATTCGTGACAGTGGCGCCCTCTACGAACCCTCCAAACTTATCGCGGATCTCATTCATTGCACCCATCCGATACGCAGTCTTTTCAGATTCTGACATGGCCTTAACCATATCTCGAACGTGTTCTGGGAACTTCTCACTCAGAATAGTTCGGCCACTTTCCATAGCGTTCTCTATCGATTTATCTCCAGCGAAAATGTTACGCGCAGTTTTATAGTCTGGATTCACTTCATCCATAAGATCCAGTAACTGGTTCTTTAACTCTATGACTGCCCTAGTATTACTTGAACCGCTTTTGCCGGACGCGTGGTTAAGCATCTTTCCGATTTCGTTATCCAGTGACTTCTTAATGAAATCTAGGTGACGCGTGTCGATGGCAACGATCCTACCACCCTGTTCTGTCACCAACTTCCCTTCATCCGTAAATCTGACTTTAGGTAAGTTCATACGCTCGTTGCCAGCTAACTTGTAACTATCTTTTAGCGCCTTTTTCCCAGCCGGTGTTCGCAGTATACTGACAAGATTATCGTTAACCGGAATCTGCTGACTATAGGCTTTAGTGTAATGCTCGTTAGCCCTACCTTTCCTAGAAGCAATCATCGACTGCATAGTGTCGTAATAACTACCCTTACCCACTACCTCGTCAACGTCCGTATTGAGGCGACTTAGTGACATCTTGTCTCGTTGATCCAAGTAGTTGGTCACCTGAGTTCTGCCTGGACCGGGGTGATTCTTAGTGAAGTCCATTATCCCAAGTGTGTTCGGGTTTTTATCTGCCAGTGTCAGGGGTTTTTTAGATCTGATCAGGTCTTCGATATGAGCGTTGATATCAGTAACACCGTCGTTAGTTAGCGCCTGTCGAACAGCGTTCCGGCCGCTCCTCCCGCCGGTGTGTTTTGCCCACGCTTTTGGGGCTATCGCTGCGCTGAAATACTCACCGACCACCGGTGCTGCGGCACCTAGCACCTTCATTCCGGTCTGAAACGCCCCACCCAACCCGGCGCTCATTAATGCGTCCTGCACGATGTCGTCACCACCTGGCTTGCTGTGTCCCGCGCCAGCCACACCAGCTAATCCAGTTGCCGAGGCGACAGGGTTAGCTCTTACTAACTTATTGGTCCGGTTTAGTAAACTCATCCACCGGGGGATGCCCGCGATCTGACCTATAGCTGGTGCAGCGAATGAGGCAAGCACCTCCTCTCCGATGGCTTTCCCTGGGTATTTTTCTTGGTAGGCGCGGAGCTTGTTGTATTCCTCTTCCCGACCTAGTTCTGTTGGGCTGATCCCCTTCGCCTTTGCTTTTGCGATAAGCGCATCATCGGTAAACCCTCGATAGGTTCCATAGATGTCGTCGCTAAATCCGAATGTTGGGCCTTGTAGACCCGCTCGGATTGGACCGTAAGAGTCTTCGATATTATCTAGCACGAACCCCTCTGGAGGTTCTGGGATTTTACTATCTAAGACAAACCCCTCTGGTGGCTCTGGGATTTTACTCATTGACCACCCTCCTTAGTAATATTCCATTTAGTGCCATCCCACACAGCCGTTGCTCCCGTGATTGGGTTGCGTGATGTGGGTTGGCCGGTAGCAGCGTTGCCGCCCTTGATCGCCTGATTTCTTTTAACTTCAGCAGCAGCAGCACTACGCAACGAACTTATAGCCTCACTGAATGGTTTATTGCTAAACGCTCTTCTAACTTTGTTCTGCGCTGCTAGGAAAGCGCCAGGGGTTTGAAAGGTAAGACCTTCAGTTTCAAACCAATTCTCCATGTGGTCTTGCATTGCAATAGCCCGCTGCTTGGAAATCTGTAATGCTTTCAGCATCAACCTATTACCCTCGCGAGATTTAGACAGCTCTGGAGTTCCTTTCACGATGAATGTTAAATCTTTGTCTGTTGGATTCGTTCCCAGCAGTTTAACTTCTGGGAGAATAAGTTTATTGGATAAACCAACGAACATTTCACCTTTAGCAATAGCCTCGGCATCAACATCAACGCCAAGAGTTTGAATCATTTTTTGTACATTTAATATTTGTTCTGCCCCCATTCCTGTAGACACGCCCGACTCAAGAAGATCAATCATTGTGTTGATAGTTGGGAGCGTCTGCCTCGCATTGCCACCAGCCTCTGATTGGGCCTCCAGCGCTTCCTTAATTTGCCCGCCCCAGACATCGTCTAGCTGGTTTTTAGGGAAGTTGTTAATAGACATACCAGCCCCACCCTTAACGTCGTACTGCCCTGTTCTAGTGTTCAACTGTAGCAACTGGCCTGGTCTTACCTTCAATCCTAGTGCGTCTATCTCCGCTTGCGTCGCTGGTCGGAAGCTATCCCGATTCATGTTGGCTATCATTCCTTGAGCAACCGCTTGAGGGTAGCTTTGACCTAATGCTTGCATAGCTGGGGACGCCCCAGACAAAGCATTAGAAATGCTATCTCTTTGCTGCTGTTGCAGCCTCAACTTCCTCGCGTTCTCGACCAGTGGCATAGCCGTCTGCATGGCATTAACGTCCTTGCCCATGACGTTTCCCACGATGTCAGCCAGCATTGCCATTTGTAGGTTAGTTTGATTCTGTGGGGAGTACGCATCGAACATCCCCCCACCGGTTGGCGTTGGTGTGGCGTCACTGCCACCGAACATATCGAGTAGTCCCATTAGCTATAACTCCTTGAACCTAGCGATCCTCTTTGTCCACCACCCATGAAGGCTCCACCGGGTTGACCGCCTCGGCGAGATAAATGCATCGGCGCTCCCATCTTGGTAACAGGTCCTAACCGAGCCGTCTGTGGTGTCCACTCTTTTTTAGGATCTTGTTTCGTCATGCCCTTGAAAATCTGCGATCCGAGAAGACCTTTCATCATAGTGTCGTTGGAGGGCATCATTCCTCCGAAAGTATTCGACAACCCACTACCCGAAAAGAAATTAGGGTTGAGTCCTCCAGTAGCCGTTAACATACTTGGGTTTAGAGCTTCCGCAGCCGATAAAAGTGTTGGTGACTGACTCAAAGTACTTGGTGCAGCCCCCATAATTGAACTCAAAGGTGACGCTCCTGGTGTTGCACCGGTGAATATACTGTAATCAGTAATAGGCATGGCCGCCCCAGGCACGATTGGACTACTTGGAAGTGCCACGGCGCTCCCGCCAGGAGACAGCAATCCACCAACACCACCACCCGCTGGAGAGAACATTCCCATGCCGCCACCAATGCCCCCAGTTAACCCACCGGCAAGCATACCTTTCCACCAACCGTCGTCACTGAATCCATCTTCACTGGTGAGCGCGCCTATACCCGCGCCACCGGCTGCACCGATTGCCGCTGGAATTAATATTGGTGCTGCTGCTGTTAACGCTGCCA